ACCATTGCGACGAGCCCTTCGAGGCCTCGTTCAGCAATCTCTCCTGGCCTAAGACCGCCGACCACATGGAGGCGGCGGAAAAGGCGGTGATCGTCTGTCCGTCGGCCGGCTGCATCCTCGGCCCGGAGTTGAAGGATCAACTGAACCGCGGCGGCCGATGGATCAAGGAAGGCCAGAAATGGCTCGCCGACGGCTCCGTGGTCGGGACCGCCAGGCGCACCGACATCGCCTCGTTCTGGCTGAAGGGCCCGGCGGCGCTTTTCCAGACCTGGAAATCGATCGTCCTGCATTATCTCGACGCGGTCGAGGAATTCAGGAAGACCGGGGCCGAGGAGGCGCTCAAGACCACCGTCAATACCGACCAGGGCGAGGCCTATCTGCCCAAGTCGATCGCCGCCGAGCGCCTGCCCGAGGCGCTGAAGGCCCGGGCCGAGGACTGGGGCGGTTCGGCTGATGCGCCGGTCGTGGCCGAGGGCGTGCGCTTCCTGATCGCCACCGTCGATGTGCAGAAATTCGCTTTCGTGGTCCAGGTCCACGGGATCGGCCGGGGCGGCGACGTCTGGATCATCGACATGTTCAAGATCCGCAAGTCGGAGCGCCTGGACGAGTCCGGCGAGCGCTGCGTCCTCGATCCGGCCGCCTATCCCGAAGACTGGGGCCTGCTCGAAAGCGCGGTGATCGAGAAGACCTATCCCCTGGCCGACGGGTCGGGCCGGCGAATGATGATCAAGGCGGTCGGCTGCGACTCCGGCGGCCGCGCCGGGGTGACGGCCCAGGCCTATGCCTTCTGGCGGCGGCTGCGCGACCAGGGCCCGGGCCATCACAAGCGTTTTCAACTGCTGAAGGGCCAGCCGACGCCGCGCTCGGCGCCGCGGGTGCGGCGCGACTATCCCGATACCTCGCAGCGGAAGGACCGCTTCTCCGGATCCCGCGGCGACGTTCCGGTCCTCTTCATCAATTCGAACCTGGTCAAGGATCAGGCGAGCGCGATGCTGGGGCGCGAGATACCCGAGGGCGGAATGGTCCACTTCCCCCTGTGGGCGCCGGACTTCCTCTATGCCCAACTGACCGTCGAGACCCGCACCGACGCCGGCTGGAAGGCCCCGCACGGCAAGCGCAACGAGGCCTTCGACCTTCTCTATTACGCGATCGCCATGGGGCTCAGCGCCGCCCAGGTCTCACCGACGGTGGAGAAGATCGATTGGGATCGGCCGCCCGGCTGGGCTGACGAATGGGATCGGAACGATCTTGTTTTCGCCGGCGAGGTCAACAAAAGATTTGAAATTCACCAAGAGCGTGTGCATAGCCTCAAAAGTCTAGGTGAAGAGATGGGCTGATTCCCCCGATGACCACGACATTGCCAAGCGACGCGGAACTGCTTGCGGAGGCCACTCTCGCCTACCACAAGTTGGCGACCGGCACCGCCGTCGTCACCGCGCGTGACAGCAATGGCGAACAGATCACCTATAATCTCGCCTCTCAGGGGAATCTGAAAGCCTACATCCAGGAGCTTTCCGACCGGATCGCGCTCGCCGCCGATCCCCATTGTGCGCCGCGCGCCAGCCAGCCGATGAGGTTGTGGCTGTGAGCATCGCGGAGATCGAGATCGACGCCCTGCTCGGCGCGCCGCCCCCTCCCGCGCCGTCGGTCCCGACGGCCCCCGCCGGCGTCCCTCCGGTGGGGGCTGGCGGTGAACTGGCCGTAAGCGGGACCCAGCCGCTTCCCGGGATCAACGTCGGAGGCGGCGGCGCCTATGAAGCCGCCAGCCGGTTCGACCGGGCGATGGCGCTGTGGCAACCGGGGCTGGGCTCGGCCGACCTCGACACGATCCTCGACCAGCCGTTCGTCGAGGCGCGCGCGCGGGATTCCTTCCGCAACGATGCTTATGTCGCCTCCAGCGCGACGATCCACAAGGACGGCATCGTCGGCGATCTCTTCATGCTCAACGCCAAGCCGTCGGGGAAAATCCTCGGCCTGGATGAGAACTGGGAAAAGGAGTTCCAGGAAGAGGTCGAGACCAAGTTCACTCTCTGGGCCGAGAGCCCGGAACGCTGGATCGACGCTTCGCGGATGAACACCTTTACCTCGATGGTGCGCCTCGTGGTCGGGATCTTCGCGGTCTCCACCGAGGTCCTGGCGACGGTCGAGTGGATGCGCGACGGTCGTCCCTACAACACCGCGATCCAGATGGTCGACGTCGACCGGCTCTCGACGCCGATGGGGATGTGGAACAACGAGTTCATGCGCGGCGGGGTCGAGCGCGACGCCTATGGCGCGCCGATCGCCTACCATATCCGCACGCGCCATCCGGCCGATTTCGGGATGTTCTCCATCGTCCCGTCGTGGAAGCGGGTCCCGATCCGCAAGCCCTGGGGCCGGCTGCAGGTCATTCATGTGATCGAGCAACTGCGCGCCGACCAGAGCCGCGGCATCTCGGCCATGGTGAGCGCGCTCAAGGAAATCCGGATCACCAAGAAGTTCCGCGACGTGGTCCTCCAGAACGCGGTCCTGAACGCGACCTACGCGGCGACGATCGAGAGCGACCTGCCGGCCGACAGCGTCTTCACCGCGCTTGGCGGCGGCAATGTCGGCGAGGTCGAGGTCCGCAACGCGATTGAGCATTTCGCTTCCGGTTTCCTGGGCGCGATCCATGAATACGCCGGCGGCGCGAAGAACATGGCCATCGACGGGGTCAAGGTTCCTCACCTTTTCCCCGGCACGAAGCTGAAGCTCAACCCGGCCGGTCCCGGCGGACCCCTGGGCGGCGAGTTCGAACAGTCGCTCCTGCGCTATATCGCCTCGGCGCTCGACGTTTCTTACGAGCAATTGTCGAAGGACTATTCGCAGACCAACTATTCGTCCGTGCGCGCGGCGATGAATGAGACCGCCAAGCATTTCAAGGCGCGCAAGAAGATGGTCGCCGACCGCTTCGCCTCATCGGTCTATCGCCTCTGGCTCGAGGAGGCGATCAACAAGGGCGACATCACCTCCATGCCCAAGGTTCGGCCGTCCTTCTATGAGGGACTGAACGCCGACGCCTATACCGCCTGCGACTGGATCGGCGCCGGGCGCGGCCAGATCGACGAGTTGAAGGAAACCCAGGCCGCGATCCAGCGGATTCTGTTCGGTCTCTCGACCTGGGAGGATGAACTCGGCCGCTTCGGCAAGGACTGGCGCAAGGTCTTCGCCCAGATCCAGCGCGAGCAAGCCGAGCGCAATGCGCGCGGAATCCTCCAGAACATCTCCTCCGACATGGCGAACGCCACGACCGGCGCGACCCGCAACAAGGAGCCCGGCGAAGGGTCGGTCGACGCCGGCCAGGAAGTCGAGGCGGCCCAATGACCGTCAACGCCAACCCCTGGCTGGCGCGCTTCGCCGGCTCGCAACCCTCGCTTGTCGCCCCTGAGCAACAGGCGCGGTTCGAAAACTGCCTGCACATGCTCGCGACCACCTTCGATGAGCCGAAGGCGCGGGCTGCGGCGGCGGAGAACGACGACTTCTGGCCGAAGAATTCCGACGGCTTCCTGGCCTCGATCCGGCCCTACGTCGTGCGCGGCGGGGTGCTGATGATCCCGGTCCGCGGGGTCCTGCTCAACGACTTCCCCTATCAACTGTTCGATTACGCCACTGGCTACGAATATATCGCCAAGGCGTTCGAGCGCGGGATGGACGACGCCAACGTCAAGGGGATTGCTCTCGTCGTCGATTCCCCGGGCGGTGCGGTCGCCGGCAATTTCGACCTCGTCGATAAGATGTTCACCATGCGCGGGGCCAAGCCGATCCGCGCCTATGCGGTCGAAGCGATGTATTCGGCCGCCTATTCGGTGGGCAGCGTCGCCGACTCGATCACCGTCTCGCGCACCGGCGGGACCGGCTCGATCGGCGTCGTCACCGGCCACATGGACATCTCGGCGGCGCTGAAGAAGCAAGGGGTGAAATACACCTTCGTCTTCGCGGGCTCGCACAAGATCGACGGCAATCCCTACCAGGCGCTCCCGGCGAGCGTCGAGGCGCGGATGCAGACCCGGATCGACGCCCTCTATGAGGAGTTCGTCGCCATCGTCGCGCGTAATCGCGGCCTCGATCCGAAGGCGGTGCGCGACACCGAGGCCCAGACTTTCACCGCCCAGGAATCCGTCGCCAACGGGCTCGCCGATTCCATCGGCGTTCTCGACGACGCCCTCGCCGCCTTCGCGGCGGATCTCGAAAACCCGTCTGAAGGAGATACCGAAATGACTGACAAGACCGCGGCGGACACCTCCGCTCAAGCCGCCCTGCAGGCCGCTCGCGACGAGGGTCTGATCGCCGGTCGCGCCGAAGGCGTTGTCACCGGGCGAACCGAAGGGGCTGCGGCCGAGAAGGCTCGCATCCAGGCGATCCTCGCTTCTGACGCCGGCAAGGAGCGCCCCGTCGCCGCCCTCGCCGCCGCCCTCGACACCGATCTGAGCGTCGAAAGCGCCAGCGCCTTCCTCGCCAAGCTCGCCGCCGAGGCCAAGCCGGAAGCGGCCAAGGCTGCGACCGTCGACGCGCTCACCGCGGCGATGGCCGTCACCGGCGGCGGCGCGGGCATCACCTCCGAGGGCAACGCGGGCGACGAGGCGAAGAAGGACGACGGCGCCGATGTGATGGCGCTGGTGAAGGGGATCAGCCTCCCCGGGTTCCGTCGCTGACGCTCAGCCATTCCCATCAATCCCCCTAGAGGACAGACCCCATGACCAATCGTCCCGTTCCCTACTCTGATGTCGGGCTTGCCGTTTACGAGCAACTCGACACCTGGCTCCAGACCTGGCTGCTGGCAGGCGGCGAGCCTGAACTGGCCGCCTATCCGTTCACGATCGAGGAAAACCAGACCCTCGTGATCGGCCAGGTCGTCGGCCTCAACGCGCGCGGCAAGATCGTCCCGGCGACCGTTTCGGAGGCGACCACCTATTTCGTCTCCGGCGCGAGCGTCGCGGCTGGTGGAACCGGCGGGACCAACGGACCCGCGACCGTGACCGGCCTC